CCCCAGCGAGATGGCGTTGGCGTAGCACTGCGTCCGCGGACCGATCTCCTTCGCGACGGCGATCATCACCTTGTCCTTGGTCGCGAAGAGCGCCTTGCGGAGAAGGCAGAGCGGACACGTGACCGTCCGGTTCGGGTCATCGTGGTCGTCGGGGCAGATCAGGGTCTTGTCCTGCCCGTCGATCTTCACGAAGTGCTTGACCACCCGGAGCCAGAAACGGGGGTCCTGCGCCCCGTTCACCAGCCGCGGGATGAGGCGGATGTCGGTGGTCAGCTTGCCGTTGGAAGCTGGCTTGTTGATCTCCAAGAAGGGGGCGAGATCGCCTCCTCCCCGTTGCTGGCGCTCGGCCAGCTTGGCTGCTTCCTGTTCGTAGACGCTGGTCATGGGACTCAATCCCTCCTGGGGGGTGGCGGCGGTGGAGCGGGAGACGCTGACGGAGGAGGCGGCGGGGAACTCGTCGGCCCAGGGGGCGGGGAGGGGGGAGGATCGCCCGCCTGAGTGGCGAGGTACTCTGCCTCCTTCTCCGCCAGTGTCTCACCGCCTCTGTCGGGATCGCTGTAGCCCCGTGACGGTGCGGTCCCGCCTCCGCTCACCTCAAAGCCCCGGATCGTCCAGCTTCGGGCCTTCGCGGCCTCGAAGGCGGCGTGCGCGGTCTGCCACGCCTCCTCGGCGGCGATCTTCGTGCGGTACAGCTCGCGGTACTTCGGCAGCGTGCGGAGGTAGACGTTGACGTCGGCCACGGACGGGCAGGAGGGCTCCTTCTGCACGCGCTTGGCCCCGGTTCCGGTCCAGTCCGGGTTGACCGCGCTCTTGAAGCCCGCGGCCTCCGCCTCATCGACGTCCTGCGTGTACGTGAAGATCTGGTCGTCCCGCCATTGGCGGTAGTCCACCTCGGCCATCTCCTTCTCACGCCACGCGCGGGCGGTGAGTCGGCCTACCTCGGAGATCAGCTGAGAGGTGCGGGCGCCCTCTTCGATGGGCTGGTTCGCGTCCACCGCCACCAGTAGCGCTAGCTCCTGTCCGGTGTGGTCTTCGCCGTTGATCTGAACCGCGGGAAGCCGGGCGAGTCCGGCGATCATCAGGCGGAAGGAACGGCGGCTACTCACCTTCGTCCCCGGTCTTCGATTTGCGTTCGTCACTCATGGATCTCGTAGTCCTTCTTGTCTGCCCAGTTGGTGTAGGTCACCTCAAGGTCGGTCACGATGGGGGTTCCGCCGAAGTGGTGGAAGTCCTCCATCGCGAATCTCACCTTCGGTGCGATGTCGGCCACATCCGAAGCGTGGCAGTCCAACTGGATCTCGTCATGAACTGTTGACGAGGAGACCGCGGGAATCTCACCGCTCTCCGCCATCCGCCAGAGCCTCACGATCGAGAAGCGGGTGAGTTCCCCCGCGGATCCCTGGACGAGGGAAGCGAACATGGCCCGCTCCTCCTCGGCGTTCGCGTCGCGATTCCGGTGCCGTAGCCTCGGTCCGTGTCGCGTCCTTCCAGCCCAATTCGTGAAGTGAGGTGTCCCGTGCTTCGAGAGCATCTGCTTGAAGAGCGTGGCCTTGGTGCTTTTGATCTCCGGGTTCTTCATGTGGTACTCGGCCAGGAGCGATTCAGCTTCACTCATCCCGAGGCGGAGGAGTGGGTTGCTAGTGAGCATCTGCGTCCCCCCTCCGTACGGGACACCGAAGTTGATCGCCTTGGTCGCGTTGCGCTTGGGCTTGTGACCCGGGTCGCCCTTCACCACCCCGAAGACCTTCTTGCACATCGAGCTATGAACGTCGGCGGCGGTCTCCTTCGCCCGTGCGCGTTGGTAGCCCTTCCAGTCGAGGGCGCCGCGGAGGTAGGCGTAGTAGGCCGCGCTCTCGTACGCCTCGATCAGGTTCACACAGCCAGTCGCCCACCCCAGGAACCGAAGCTCCACCTGCGAGTAGTCGCTGTACAGCCGGGCCATGCCCTGCTCCACGTAGAAGGCCTGCCGGATCATGCGCGCCATCTCTTTGTGACGCGCTGGGAAGTTCTGGAAGTTGGGGTCGGTGCAGGAGAGGCGCCCGGTGCGTGCTCCGGTCTGCCGGAAGTTCGGGTGGAGCCTCCCGTCGTCCCCGATCAGGTTGGCGATGCCGATGGTGTACGTGCGGCGGACCTTCAAGCGCACCCGGAACTCGATCAGGTCGGCCAGCTGGGGCATGGCAGCGACGTGGTCCTGAAGCGCGGAGGTGCCGACGCTCGGGTCGCCCTTCTCAGTCTTCCGGGTGACGGTGAGGCGCAGCCGGTTGAAGAGGAAGTCCCGAAGGGCGTTGTCGTTGCCCCAATCGATCGAGGCCCGGAAGATCCGGGTGAGTTCCTTGCGGCGGCGTTCGAGATCCTCGTCCAGCCACCACGCACACTGGCGTAGGTAGTCGCTGTTGCACAGCTGCCCTTCGGCCTCCATCGCGGTGAGGGCCCGGACCAGAAGCATCTCGTTTTGGTAGAGGGAGAGGCGGTTGGCCTCGTAGCGCCCCATCCCCTCGCCCATCGCGTTCGCACGCTGCTCGCGGTCGAGGATCAACGAGTGCGCCACGTCGCGGCATGCGTACTCGGCTTCGATGGAGACCGGGACCTCGGTGTGGCCGTACTTGGCGAGGTACTCCGTCTTCTTCATCCGACGGGTCTTCACCAGCTTGGTGATGGTGTCCCCGACGAGGTTCTTCGCTTCGAAGGCATCGCCCCAAGGCGACAGTCCCTCGTTCTGAACCAGGGCTTCCAGCCCGAGGCGCCGCTCCTCGTACACCAAGAAGGCCTGCACCATCGTGTCGTGAAGCGGGATCCCGTCTGGGATCACCGGGCCATCGGCCCCTCCCCACATCCGGCTCATGTGGAGGTCGAACTTCAGATTGTGATTGATGATCGCGTCCGCCCCGGTCAGGGCATCGCGGATAGCAGCCTTCGCCTTCTCTGGGTCGGCGCGGACCTCTGGGGTCCGGTGCCCCCAAGACGTGTAGAAGCAGTGAGCCTGTCCAGTCCGATCGAGGAAGCCCAGGGCGGCGCTGAACGGGCGGTCGCCCTGGAACCAGCGGAGGCCGTCGGTCTCGAAGTCTACTCCCCGCTCCCTCGCCCCTCGCATCGCCGCCACCATGCGCTGAAGCCCGTCTGGCGTCTGTGCGAGGTGGTGGTTGGCTGAGAGGGGGGCGGTGAGGATCAATGGCGCGCTGTCGGCGGCAGCTTCAACCAGTCACGAAGCTGGTTGGCGTACGTCCCCTGTCTCCAGGCTCCGTAGATCTCAAGCGGGGTGAGTTCGATGAGCCCTGGGCGTCCAGTCCTGGCGCCGACGATCCTGATCTCCATCCCGTTCAGGGTGCAGATCACTTCGCCAACGTAGAGTCCGGTATCGGCGTCCGCGACGCCGTGGACGCTGCGCGAGAAGGTCCCGGCCGGAACCACCGCGCTCGCGTCTGGCTTCGTACCTCCGGCGAGGCCACGAAGGTCGATCACCAGCGCCCGGAGAGCGCTGATGTCGTAGCTCGTCCCGTCGAACTCACCAAAGAGGGACGGCATTACGTCCCCTTCTTCCGCTGGTAGAAGCCGAAGAAGGAGGACCCTGGCCAGATCCCCTTCGTTCCGGTGATCTTGCCCGCGACCGCGGTCAAGCTCCGGTACTTCAGCCCGTTGTAGACGTACACGCGCACCCCCGGCGTCGAGATGCCGGTAGGGCGCTGTACATGAACTTCGTGAATGGTGCCGGAGCCCGCAGGCCACTCGCGCCGAAGTACCGCGCCCCAGGGCAGGGCGAGGATCATCGGATTGCTGGTTCGTTCGGGGAAGCCGAAGACCGCAGGGCCTTGGCTCGTTCCGTAGATCCAGTGCTTTCGCTTTTTCTTCCGGGGCATCAGCCCTTTCGTCGCGGAGCGGGCGGCGGCTTGACGCGGCGTCCGGCCTTGGAGGGCGCGGGGGGTGGACCCTTGCGCTTGGGCGGCGCAGGCGGCGGTGGGAGGCGCTTGACGCGCGCGAGCGCGGCCTCGACGTGGGCGTCCGGAATCATCGCCGGAGGGCGCTCCACGTCCCCCGCCGCGAGGGCCCGGAGGTACTTGTGGTCCTTCGGCCAGCAGGAGGGCAGGTACACACATCCCTGGCACCGAGGCGCGCTGGGGGTGAACTCCTGGGCGTGGCAAGGCGGCTTCCCACCTTCCTCGGTGGTCACCTCCGCCCGGATCGCCAAAGCCGACTGGGCCGCGAGTTCCGTGTTGGGGGCGGGGATGATGCCCGCTGCTTCGCACAGCAAGCGGGTCTCTTCGGTCACTGGTACTTCACCGAGTGGGAGTTGCATCGATGGCCTCCTGCCTTCTTCGTTGGAATGCTTGGTCTTCGGTTTCTGGGGGAGTCGCGGCGCGTTCCGCCATCCTGGCGCTGTAGGCCATCTCCTTCGCCTTCCGTGCAAAGTCCTCATCGAGGAGGGGGGCGGACACGGCGGAGGCGGCGGGGGACTTCATCGCACGCGCTCTGCGTCGTCCATCGTCAGCACCCCGATGGTCGCCAGGAAGGTGACCGCCTCGGCCTTGGCCCGAGACAGGGTCTGCGAGATCCTTCCAGTCGCGTCGGCCCCGATGGGCTTGAGCGAGCGGTTGGACTTCGCACAGCAGCGCGCGGTCGGGTTCGAGGAGTGCTTCCCGCAGTTCACGCAGGTCCATTCCTCGATAGCGCTGTACCCGAGAAGCGCGGCCATCGTCTCAGGCGTCCACTCCTCCGAGAAGCGGAGGTGTAGCATCGCGAAGGTCGCCGGGCTCAGCTGCGACCGCAGGAGGTACACCAGCCCGGAGAGTCCCTCATCCCGCTCGATGGCCTCCTTCGCCTCGTCGGGGCGTGGCAAAGCCGACGCCAGCTGATCGCCCAGCGTGCCCGAGTTCTCCCCGACCACCGCGTCCAGCGAGGCCGCGCTCTGGTAGGCGCCGTCCTCGTTGATCGTGGCGACCTTCTGGGTGCGGGTGGAGCGTCCGATCGAGATCAGCGTGTTCCGAAGCACCCGGTTGATGTAGCCGTCGTTCATCGGCTGGCCCACAGCCTCTCGGTGGCGGCAGGCCAGCATGATCGCGATCCGAAGCTCCTGCTCCACGTCCTGCGCGGAGAAGCCCCGGCGCTCCGGGTGCCACACCCTCCGCGCGAGTCCGGGGATCTTCGATTCCCACTTGGCCAGCCAGCCGTTCACGTCCATCTCCCGCCCGCGCCGGTTCGGCGGCGGTGGCGGCGTCCTCTTCTGCGTCATCCCAGCTTCCCCTTTCGGCTTTGGCCGAATCCTCGCGTAATCAACTTCGTGATCTCCTTGAGCACCGTGTCGGTGAGCCCGGTCGGGGGGAGGAGGATGTGACCCGTCGGGGCCTGTCCCTTCTTCCCCCGCGATTGCGGGTAGAAGTAATCGTAGGCGCTGTCGTACTGCACACCGTTCACGCGCGTCGTGTGCTTGCTCACGCCCACGCCGATCGCGTACACCTCGATCCCGGCGTTGGCCCCCAGCTGCACCACATCGTGCAGGTAGGCGTCCTCCGCGAGGCTGTCGTCGGCGCCAGCGGGGAGGCCATCGCTGATCATCAGGATGATCACCCGATCACAATCCGCGAACTTCGTGGCGGCGTACTTCAGCGCCCACATCAGGCTCTCGCCGTCGAGGTTCGCCCCGTAGCCGCTGATGTGGGTCAGGGGCGATCCTGTGCTCATCCCGGGGGCCTCCACGAACACCCGGATCGACTGGGTGGCGGAGGATCGGCTGAACTGCCCGCTCCGGTCGTACACCCCGCTTCGGGAGCCGGTGGTGTACCCAGCGACGGCGTGCTGTACCCCGCACTGCTTGAGCGCTTCGTGCAGCATCGCGGAGGTAACCGCTGCGTGCGCGGCCTTGGACTTCGCGATCGGCTTGAGGCGGCTACCACACCTGCCGCACTTCCCGGTCGGCGGCTTGGCGCTCTTGCCCTCGCGGCGCTCGGAGCGAGACACGTACGGCACCGTCACTCCGTGAGCGTGAGTGGCGTCCTTCGAGCACACCCACCCAGGGGTCGAATCGCCCATCGACCCGGAGTTGTCGGTGAACACCAGCACCCCCGTGTTCTCCTGAATCCCCCGCATCCACTCACCGAAGATCGCCGGTCCAGCCGTCCCCGCCGCGATCTGCGAGATGGCGGCGGGGTCGATGTCGTCTCCGTCTTCGAGTCCACCGACCCAGGTGATCTGCCGCGAGGCTTCGAAGGCCGCGTGGAGCATCCGTGCCAGCTTCTTTCCGAGCGGACCAGCCGTCTGCTTCAATACGAGGTAGGCCCCCATCGCCGCGGCCACCTCGGCGCGCGTGTAGTGGATGAACTCGTCCCGCGCGGCGGATTCCGGGTTCACGGTGTAGCCCCGCTTCACGGCGCCCAGGTTCTGGGCGACGATCTCCCCCATCGCCGGAAGCTCTCCCATCTCTCCGGCCAGGGCCGAGATCGCGGTGTCGCGCTCCTCCTGGGTGTGGGCCATGCCGCAGCCCCCCTGAAGCGCGTCCCCGGAACTCTCTCCGCCTTCAGCCTTCTCGTACTCGCCGGGTGGGAGGGTCTGCGGTCCGCCCGGTGCGGTCCCCGGCTGCCCTTCGCCATCTCCGGCCTGCCCGGTGCCATCTCCGGAGGAGGGTTGACCTTCGCCTTCGCCTTCGCCTTCGCCTTCGTCCTTGCTGTCACCGGGACTCTTGGCCTGTGGGCGTCCGCCCTCGCCGTCCTCGCCGTCCTCACCGTCCTCGTCACCTGCGCCGGAGCCTTCGGATCCGTCGCCATCGCCGGGCTCGCCTTCGCCGGGACCTGAGCCCTCGCCGTCCTCGTCACCGTCCGAGTCGGGCTCGCCTTCGCCGTCCTCGGAGCCTTCGCCTTCGCCATCCTCGGAGTCGGCATCGGCATCGCCGTCCT